GCGCAAGATTGATCCTCTCACCCTTCTGGCGATGGCAAATGGCTGTGTCGCAGCTATTCGCAAAGGCTGTGAACTCTATAAAGAGGTCAAGGGAACTGTTGCCGCAGCCCAAAAGACTGTTAAAGAGGTCACGGCTATTGCTGAAGAAGTGGGCGGCTTCTTTGGGTTCTTCAAGAAGAAAAAGCCTCAACCCACAGCAACTCCAGTTGCGCCCAAAGCAAAAAAGGCTGAACCAGAGGTTTGGGATGAGAACAAGGTTGTCTCTGACTTGGCGGCGAATCTGTCACAGTTCTTCAAGGTTCAGCAACAACTTGCAGACCACATTCGAGAAGAAGAAGAAAAGTCTAAGACTGTCTATGACCCAAACCAGAACATCATGGAGTCGGCGCTAAACAGGGAACTTGCTAAGACCCAGTTTGAGAAGTTAGCCAAAGAGATTCGTGAGATTATGGTGTATCAGTCTCCCCCAGAGTTGGGGAACTTGTACACACGGGTGAACCAAATGAGGGTCATCATCATTGCTGAACAAGAAGAAGCAAGGTTGGCCCAAGAGAAGAAACAACGAGAGGTTGAATGGCAACGCAGAAAGGTAATCAGCGCAATCCAAGACAAGGCAATTTACGGGGCAGTATGTTTAATATTCGTCCTGTACCTAGTCCTGTTCTTCAGCCTCCTAGTAATGGATCGAAAGGTAAGATGGGGTTTCTAATCGCATTAGTTGCTATGGTGCTGGTCTTTGTCCTATTACTTCCGCTGATAGGCTCCATTTACTATGACACATTGGCGGCACAAAGAGAGAGCAAAATGCAGATTGAGCGCATGGAAAGACTGCGCCAACAATTAGAGTACGAGCGTCAACAAATGGAGAAGCATCGTAATGAGTCAAAATAGATTTCTGTGGTGTGTGATTACTGTCTCACTCCTGTGCATTTTCTTGTTGGCAGGATGCGAGGACAGATACCGCTATGTTTGCCAGAATCCTGATAAATTTGACCTTCCTGAGTGCCAAAAGCCCAGATGCTTATTCACCCAAACCTGTCCTGAATACCTTGTAGCACCTGTCTTGACCACCAAAGTTGAGCCACCAAAGGTTGAAGAAAAGAAGGCCGATGATGACAAAAAATAAATACACCCCAGAAGACTTAGAAGTTCGTATTTGGGGCTTTGTGGTGGTGATGATTACCATCATTTTGTTTGGCATCGTGATTGCCCTGCTCTACTCTGTTACTTTTGTAACGCAACCCATCAAGAGCATGGCTCCCATCGATCAAGCCTACACCAAGATGCTCAACGACATTGTGTTGTTGATTGTTGGTGGCATCGGTGGAATCGTTGGTAAACGGGCTGTAGGTGCTGTGACAAGCCCAACGCCTACACCTCAGATTCCAACGCCTTCTACGCCTGTTCCTACGCCTCCTAGCGCACCTCCTGCTCCATCTGGCGCTTTGCCTGTGTGGGTGAATCCTCCTTTGGATGAAACCTGGACACCGCCACCTCCTCCTACAACGCCACCAAACCATCTTGAGCATGATTCTGTGCGGGAAGAAATCGCCCTTGCTCGTCAAGAGGTGAAGAATGCTTAACCCCTATTTCATCATTGGGGCAATGATTGCTGTGGGCGGTGCTTACGGCTATGGGCATCATGTTGGATGGGGTGATCGTGACGCTGAGATGCAAGTTGAGATTGCCAAAAAGAATGAAGAATCACGGGAAAAAGAGCGTGAACTTGCCCAACAACTGAATGACCAATCAACCAAACTATCGGAGGCCAACAATGTCATCAATCAAAAACAGTCTTCTCTTGATTCTGCTATTCGTGCTGGTAGGTTGCGGCTCCAAACCACAAGTTGTGTACAAGCCCCCACAAATGCCCCCACTCCCGCCGGAGATAGCCCAAAAGAAAGAAGTGAACCTAACAGACAGGTTTATGAAACTTCTGACTCCGACAGAGCAACCCTCGCAGCCATTGCCGAAATCATCGCCCAAGGCGACAGAAACACGGCCCAATTGAATGCTTGCGTGGACAGTTATAACAAGGTAATGGAGGTGATGAATGGTAAATAGTGAACAACTGAAGAAACTCCACATTGGTGCTGAGTGGGTTGATGCACTCAATGAGACATTCAACACCTTTGGCATCTCCACCAAGCGCCAGCAAGCCGCCTTTATTGGTCAATGTGGACATGAATGTGGAAACTTCAGAATCCTTGAGGAAAACCTTAACTATCGTGCAGAAACACTGATGAAGCTGTGGAAGACAAGGTTTCCCACTATTGAAATTGCCAACCAATATGCTAAGAATCCCAAAAAGATTGCCAACAAGGTGTATTCCTCACGCATGGGAAACAGGGATGAAGCATCAGGGGACGGGTATCGGTTCAGAGGCCGTGGATGTATCCAGTTGACGGGCCATGCAAACTACTTCCATGCTGGTCAAGCCCTGGGAGTTGACTTTGTGATGGAGCCTGACCTTGTGGCAACACCTAAGTATGCGGCACTCACTGCTGGATGGTTCTGGTCAACCCATGACTGCAATCGTTTGGCAGAGGCCGCTGATTGGGTAGGATTGACCAAGAAGATTAACGGCGGAACAATTGGCCTAGATGATCGCGTAAAGCATACAAATGAGGCTTTTGCGGTTCTTGGTTCTTGATGCTTTGAGCAAGTTGTTGGCGTAACCAAGTAACCCCTCCTAGGCGCACCCATTCCTTGTATTCAACGGGTCTAAGTCGTGCGCTGACAGTCTTGTTCACAAAGGTTAAATCTGTTTTGGGTCTTGGCATTTCAATCCTCGTTTAAAGCCATCCAAACCATCAGGCAAACGCCTCCAATAGCTAATGCAATGCCAAGAAATCCCAAGGCAAAGATGGTGATGATTGTCTCAATCATGTTTTATCCTTAACTATCATCATTTTCTAGCGCATCAGAAATTAATTGTTGTTTGACTAGCTCTAAGCAACCTATTACCGTTGCCATATATAGAGAATTGTCATATTTGTGTATGGCTTCAAGTAAATCATCTACCAAACCATCGGCTAGTTTTCCTTGTGAAAGAATCACATAACCCCCCGCATCTCCCATCCTGCTAAAAAGTAGTTCCACCTACCCTGCATAGCGGGATTGGTGTACTTGTCCCCTGTCATGTGCAAATCGGCATCTGTGTAGCCTTTGGAGGCCATCAGCGCAATAAAGACTTTTCGTGCTTTCATGTGTTCTCCTTTAGTTTTGCCTCAAACAAACGCAACACCATTTCACGGAACAGCAATCTGTCTTGGCTTTGTCGGTAAGCATTAAACAAATGCTTGTCATCCATGTCACGGATAGCAATGCATCTGCCGTCCTTTGTTGTCCAGACTTCTGTGCGAAAGTTGCGCCTTGCTTCTCGGGCTTCCCATGCTTGCTCTGCAAGGGCTATGTCGCCAGCCATCTCATCGTAATACTCGCTCATGTCTTCTCCTCCAAAACAATGTTTTCAAGTTTTTTTACCGCCACGCAAAGGTCATCGTGCAAATAGTCGGGAAGCATATTCTTTGTGCTGAATGCCCATGACTCCAGTGCCGACAACAACTTGATGATGGCGAGTGCTTCTTCTTTGCTCATGTGTTCTTCTCCTTTCTGACAAGTTGACCGCAATAAACGCACGCTTTTAACTGCTCTGTGCGCTGTGGTGGGTGGAGATATAGGGGTGTTAGCGACTGCTCTGCCTTTGCCACTGCGTGATAGCGGGTTCGGTACAGTGCGCCCGATGGGGAAATCCACGCCACAGGCTCTTGCTCTGGCTCCCTCAATGCCGCAACCACATCGTCCACCAACAAGCGCAATGGGTCAACAGCATCAAGGCCAAGACAACTAACTTCCAATCGTTTAATCAATGCTTCGTCTTCTTCGTTCATGTGTTCTTCTCCTTTATGCCGTGTGCGGCTTGCACTTGTCGCAGTCGTGGTTGACACAACCGATCAACGCCTCTGTGCGCTGTGGTGGGGCGGTGTAGAGTTTGATGCAGGTAGGGCAAGACACATCACCGCTTTCTGAATACAAATAAAAGTCGCTCTCTTCATCTGTCGCACCTTGATGCCATATACCGAACGGCTCTTGCTCAATCTCTTGCCCTAACCTTTGAACCTCACGCATGGGGTCTTCCAGCAATCGTTCTTTGAGTGCGGTGATGACTGGTTCTGCTTTAGTTGATACACAACGCCAAGAAATGCCTGTATGTGCGCCTTGATTATTTGCGCCATCATCAATATATTCCAACGCATCAAGCGCCAGCTTAAATAATTCTTTGTCTGTCATGCTTGCCCCCTTGTTCCTTCACCCAACCAGTCATCGTGCATCTTTAACAAATATGCTCTGGCATCGTTATTCACTTTTTCTTCTACCAGTTTGGCAAAAGCTACAAGTGCCTCTGAATAAATGCCATCAAGATGTGGACGCATACCAATCAATTTGCATTCTTGTGCCATCTCAATGATTTCATCTTGTGTCATTTTTTCATGTTCCTTACAAATACAGTAAACGATTGAATCGTGTCTTTGCCAAACGCTAGAGTGCATTTCTCAATGTGTTGGGCGACTTCTTCAATAACTTCATTTCGTGCATTGTTTTCAGCGTATCTAATGATCTGATGCTTGCGTGAACCTTGCAGACCCCAATCGCCTTGGCGCTTTGCCAGTTCATCAAAAGCCTCGTCTTCAGGTTCTTTCATCTGCAATCTCCTGATCGTTACGCTGGATTTCATGCTTGAGATATGCCAAATCAGCATAGGACAACTCATCTGTAATATCCTTGATTTGCAGATTGAAGCGCATCCATTTGACTGTTTTCTCACAGTATGCGATTAAGCCAACAGAGTCATCTGCTTCATGCCATTGGTAATCAACTTCAATTCTGTCAATCTCTGGATTGAAGTCATCGTCTACCCAATCAAAAGGGATAAATTCAATTGTTTGCATCATTCACTCCTATTTGTTCAATGTCCTGGGCGCACAAAAGCGCATCCAAGGCAATGGATTTAAGAATATTAAGGGCACTCTCTGGCGAGGATAGAGTGGGAGCCTTGTGAGCTTCCACATCCTGCCAGAAAGCCATTAAACGGTTGGTTTGTTGTTGGTTCATGCGTCAATTCTGCCTTGTCTGACAGAGATTGGAATAGGGATTTACCCTAGCTTACGCATAACCCTTTGGAGTCGCCCAGAAACGCCTTTACGGGTTCCAATGACCTCAATGAAGCCTTTGTCAATCAGCGCCTTGTATCGGGCTGTGACGCTTGAATAGGGCAGGAATGGCAGTTTGGCAAGTACATCATCTGAGATGCAACCATCTGGGCCATAGGCTGCAATGGTTTCATATACCAGTGACTCCATCTTTGTGGTGTCGATTGCCTGTGCTGCTTGGTGGGAAGTGGCAGGGTCTTCTTTGCGAGCAAGTTTAAACGGCGCAGTTCCAAAGAACTTCTCTACTGCACCACCAAACCAAGATTGATCTAATTTTGTCATGTTAACTCCTATTAAGTTGGGGCCGTAGCCCCGTGAGGTTTATCAAAAGGGAATTCCGTCATCCTCATAAACTATCTTTTTAGGATTAGATGCTGGAGGTTGTGCATCCTTTGGATTGACTGCCAAGCCCATGAACTTGCCACTCTTGCCCTCTTTAATCCACGCTGAGAGCCAATATTCTTGACCATCAACAGTGATGTTTCCCTTGTAATCAGGTTGGTTAGCTGATTCCTTTTTGTCGTTCTTAAACAAAACGCCAGAGTTGTCTTTCTTTTCCATATTTAGCCTTTCAAGCCTTTCAATGTTTCACCATGTTTTTTCAATGCACTACGCACATTACTTGGAAGCAATGCCCATAACGCCACCTTTTCCTCCTGGTCATGGATTCCCAGGTATTCCTCATAAGCCCCGATCAGATCGTTTGCCTCAAACCTATCTTGAATGGCAATTGCAACATCCGCAATGATGTTTTCTCTGTTCTTGTCAACAATGACTCCATCTGTTGGCTTGATTGTTGCGCCTCCTTCTGGAATGTCCTCTCCAGCATAGATGTACAGACCAAGGCCATGCAAAGACAATGCCTTAGTCATGCAACGCATGATGGCAGTGTTGACAGCAAATGCGTCTGGATTTGGAATTGCCTTGTTGCGATAGTCCATCACAGGCAGTTGGCAGGTCATTGGTTTGGCAAACATGGTGACAGTTACAAACACCATTGCAGTGCCGTTAATGTCCATGAAGCACTTGTCGCCAAACATCTCCACCTTGTAGGTTGCGTTTGAATCGGCCTTTAAAGCCTCTGCCCACGCCCACGCCCATGATAGGTATGTGAGATTGTTTTTCTTCTCTGTATGCTCGTTGACATTCTTTTTGAGCAACTCATTTATGAGTTCACTGCGGTCAACCAAATGACCTTTTTGCTCTAGTTTTGGCGAAAGAACTAACGCCTCTTTATCGTACTTTGTATTCACTTGGGACTCCTGTTGAAAAGTGAGATTTAATTTTGTCAGACTTTGTTGAGAATTCTATAGGTGTTTTCCCTAATTTGTTCACATTGGGCTTGTGTGATCCACATTGTCAGCAAGGTCAGTTGGCTTTGAATTGTTTGAATGTCACCCGTGAACCCTGCGTAGTTTTTGTTTAGACACTTGCTCTCCAGTGCTTTGGTCTTTTGCTCGATTGAGATTAGCATCGTGCTGTAGTCGTTGAAGTCGCTCATTTTTAACCTTTTCAAATGTTTGAGTTATGTCTGTGCAAGCTGCACTTTGATAGACAAACTTAGGGTCTGTGATTGAGATTGTTGGCAGGGTCATCTTTGCTGGTGTTTTGTCTCTCAGCAAGATAGGCAAGCTGGGTTGCAAGGTCACAATCTCGAAATAGGATAGGACTCGTTTGATCGCAATCGTCAAAAGTTTCATCTGAATTGTCTCCAATAATGTCTTGTAAGCGTGATTTCATTTTCATGTTGTCCTCACTCATCAAACATTTGTTGAAATGGGGCATCCATTTTAGCTTCCATGATCTTTCGCTCATCAAGGGCTTTTTGGACTCGCTCAATTCGCAGATTGCGATAGTGTTGGAGTTCTTCAATGTCATCAATCCATTGGGTTTTGACAACATCAAACACTCGCAACTCAGCCCTGCGGCGCACCTTGAGTTCTACTCTGTTCATCACGATTGATGCAACATCTTCAGCATGGTTTGCTTTGATGGCTTCTACCAGAGCAACGCTGTCTGCAATAGCATCAGCAATATCATCTGGGTCTAACTCCTGGACTATTGCCCAGCACTCGTATTTGAATTGTTCCTCTGTAGTTGGCATTTGTAACTCCTGTTGACCACTGCGTTATTGCAGTGATAGGACTGTCGCACAGAAAAAAGATGCATGGAATAGGTGTTTTCCCTAGTGCATAAAACTATAAAACCCATCATACTGAGGTTTTTTAAGGACTGCAAATGCGTTTAAACCTCACCCACCGAACATTGCTCAAGCGCCTATCTAATGGCCCAAGGACAATGCTAGAGATGACCCACAGTGCAACAGACAACAATGCTGTGTCGTATCACTATGCCAAGTACCTGCCTGAACTGGAAAGGTTTGGCTATGTCATTAACCATCAAGAGAAGTGGCATCTGACTGAATACGGGCGCATGGAGATGAACAGGGCCATCAGTGGTGCAGCCATGAGAATTGAGAGTGGGTCTATCAGGGAACCCTACGATGGCAAGGAACTGCGGAGAAATGTTTTTCGGCATGGTTGCTATGACTTCTTGAAGTATCCAAGTCGCTTTGGCGACAATCAGATTTACAAAGTCTGATATGATGTTTGGGAATCCGGCTAGGGTAGCTCCTGAAAAGACGATTAGTCCCCGTCCTGCCGTAAATTCCCTTGGTGACTAAACCTATGACTTAAGGTTGATATGCAATTAATTCCCAAAAACTGGGTTTCTTTCCAGCACTATAAGCATCGCTCTCCACCTTGGATAAAGTTTCATCGTTCGATTCTGAATGACAGAAGCTATATGAGCTTGCCACTTGCTAGCAAGGCGCTAGCACCATTAATGTGGTTGCTTGCATCAGAGTCCAAAGATGGCACTTTTGATGGCTCACTGGATGAGCTTGTGTTTAGACTCCACATTACCCCAAAAGACTATCAAGATGGTGTTAAGCCATTGATTGATAAGGGATTCTTTGTTATTGCTAGCGGAGTGCTAGCAGAGTGCGTGCAAGTTGCTATCCCAGAGTTAGAGACAGAGATAGAGAAAGAGACAGAGAAGAGACAGAGAGCAACTATCGTTGCAACGCCTGACGGCGTTTCACAATCTGTTTGGCAGGAATTCGTAAATCATCGAAAGTCAAAGAAAGCCCAGGTCACCCAGTTGGTGATTGATGGAATCCAAAAGGAAGCTGACAAGGCTGGGTTTAGCCTTGAGGATGCCTTGAAGGAAGTAGTTGTAAGAAATTGGCAAGGTTTTAAAGCTGAGTGGGTTTTACCAAAGCCCACCTTTGGCGACATGGCGAGGGTATCTGTTGCACCCGTTCAAGGCCGTGATCCTGCTTTACTCAAGCTGGATGAAGACAGAAAGCACACAGGCCCACCACCGCCAGAAATCATGGCACAAATCAGAAATGCGTTGAAAGGAAAAGTAACATGACAGAGCAAGAATTTGAAGAAGCAATGAACACTTATAAACTTGATGACCAATATGCAGAATACATCATGGAACACAGAAATGTTGGCAATGGTGAAGTTTTGATTAGGTTGATGGAAAGGGGTGAACTCTATGAAGACTTCAAAGAAAAGATGGTGACATGAAGGTTTTACCTATAAAGCCTTTTGAGGCCGAACCTTGGATTCTGAAAAAACATTATGCCAAGCGGATGCCTCAAATAATTCATGCTTTTGGTTTGTATGACACAAGGCTAGTTGGCATCGTGACTTATGGATTGCCAGCTAGTCCTTTCCTGTGCATGGGTGTGTGTGGGCCAGAAAACAAAGAAATTGTTTTGGAGTTAAACCGCCTGTGCATTGAAGATGGATTGAAAAATGCCGCATCCATGCTGGTTGGTCAAAGTCTGCAAATGTTGCCAAAGCCAAGCATTGTGGTTTCCTATGCCGATACTGAGATGAACCATGTTGGGTATGTCTATCAGGCAACAAACTTCATTTTCACTGGAACAACAAAAGAACGAACAGACATGGCTGGGATTGATGGTAAGCATTCAAGACATAATTTTGGAGATTCTGAAAATAGAATAAATCGGAGTGCCAAGCATAGATATATTTATTTTGTTGGAAGCAAAAAACAAAAACAGACTTTAAAAGACCAATTGCGTTATGAAATCCAACCTTATCCAAAAGGCGAATCAGAAAAATATAACGCTGGAAGTTCTGTAAAGACTCAGGAGTTATTATTTATATGAACAAAGATGAAGCCCACCATTTGCTCAACAAACGAAAACAAGGTTTTGCTGTCCCGCTCTACATTGTCAACAGAGCCTTACTTGTATCAGGAGACATTAGCATGGCTTGTTCACCTTGCCAAGCAATCGGGCTGGAAAGCACAGGCATGGCACAGGGCCAAGGAACTGGAGTCATGCCCTACGGGTCTATGGAATGGGATAACCACAGACTTAATCTCAACTATGAAGGCAAAGAATGACCATCTGGATAGGGCTTGACCCAGGCAGCATTAGTGGCGCAGTTGGCGCATTGGATGCAAATGGCGATTATTTAGACTCTTTTATGATCGAGCATAAAGATAAGAATATATTGCCCCTCGTATTCAAAAACATGATTTTGCGGTGCATTGACCCAAGGGAAGGGGCAGAAATATGTATGGAATCAGTGCATTCAATGCCAGGGCAAGGGGTTGCAAGCAGTTTTCAGTTTGGCAGGGCTGTCGGTGTTATCTCAGCCGTTGCTGAATTAACTAATTACCCTTTCCACTTGGTAACGCCTCAGAAATGGAAAAAGTATTTCCACCTGACAAGCGATAAAAACGAAAGCCTAGACCTAGCCCGTAGTTTTTGGCCTGAAGCAAAACTGACCAGGAAAAAAGATGGAAACAGGGCAGAGGCACTTTTAATTGCACTTTATTGGCGTGAGCAGTTGAATGGCAAACAAGATAAACCCATTAAGAACCCAGACTGATTTAAAACTGGATTTAAGCGCAGAGCAAAGGGCTATTTTAGAAACCCTTGGCAGGGGCAACATGACCCAGGGAATCAGGGTAGCCATTGACCAAGCAGGGCACTTCTTCAATTGTGGGCTGGAGCCAGAAATGGACTTGCGATATGTGGGCTTGGTCACCACTATCCCAGGCCATGATGATGATTGACCCAAAAAATGCCGCTAGAAGGGCTTTAAAGGGGTCTAGAAGGGCTTGTTTTTCTGAGAGCACATAGGGCAAGGGTAAAAGGGCTTGCAAGGGCTTAAAAGTGGGCAAAGAAAAACCCGCACTTGGCGGGTCTTAGTTAGTGGTTGCTGACTTTTAGATTGTCGGAATCCAATAATCCCCCTCTGGCCCACTGACAATGCGATCATGAAAACCCAGCCACAATTCAGCCTCAATAATATCGCCCATCAGCCACCAGCCTACACTTTGAGAATTTGGCATGGCCCCATAAATATGGACTAAATCATTTCGATCAATTCGATAATTTCTTTTACCATACTTTGTGCGTAACGCATTACGCAATTTTGTGCGTGATATTTTTTTAACTTGAACCATTAAATTTTGCAAGCCATTATCTTTCATATAGCAGCCATTTATATGGTCAATTTCATATATTTCTTTTTTTAAATGTTCTTGATATTTTTCGGTATTCATTTTAAGCCTTTCATTTTTTGCGGGTTAGAATGCGGAGGATAAGGGCCAGCACACCATAGATCATGCAAATGCCTCCATAAATTGTTTATAACTCAGCTTTTTGGCCTTATAAGTGTCCCCAAGTTTGGTAAAGCATGAATAAACTGGATAACCCTCACTATTATGATGATCCGCCTCTCCAACTAGAAAATTTCCACCTTTCATTGATCTGGGTGGCAAAACTTCTAACATTTCCCAATACATTTCTTCTGTCGTTTCAATCCATTGATCGGGATTTGCGTCCATTGCAGCCCACAATTCAGCCCATACAAGTTGTTTAGTTTCACTCATGCTGCCACCTCTTGTTTGTTGGTCAATGCGTTGATTTTGTCGCACAAATGTGGCAAACATCCATCATATTCTTGGAAAACAATCCCACCACCATATTTTTTATTGTGGTATTTACGCCCACCGAGGGTTTTAGCCAAAGCCAAAGCGATTGTGTAACGCTCGGAAAGTCCAATATTGGATTGATAACCATGCACATCTAAGTGCAGGAAATGACAAACATGGCGAGGGTTGCCATTTATGTCATGCTTTATTTTTGTGAAATCAGAGGGTTGAATCATGTCAAAGCCTTTCAAAGTTGAAGAACCCCAAGCCAAAGCCTAGGCCAAAGGGGACATAATCCCCTTCAGTCTTGGTTTTATGCGGTTTCAGTCACTGATTGATCGACAATTTCAGGGGCTTTTCTGGGTTTGTGGCACCAGGATGGCACTCCAGCCCCACCACTATCACGCATAGGCATCATTATTCCAATGAATTGAATATCTAGGCCAAAACTCACAATGATCGAATCGGTGCCCCTTTGCTGCAAAAAAAGATATTCGCTATTACCTGCAAGGGTTTTGTGTCAATCAGGACAATCGGGGCACTTACATCGATTCGACTGACGGGCACTGCCTGGGCCGTTTGTTGATTGACGATCAACCCATGCCTGAGAATCGGGTTATCCTGCCAAGCGTCAACCTGGACGCATTGAAGGGCACAAAAAAACAGAATGAAGATTTTTTGCACTTTACAGTCGATGGTTTATCGGTTGAAGTGATTTTGACCAATGGGGATAAGGTTCAATTTACTGCCCAAGATGCGCGTTATCCTGATTGTGATCGGGTTATCCCTTTGGTGTTTAAGAGTGAAGAAGAAAAGCCATCAAATTTCAACCCTGATTTACTTGTCAAATTTGTCGATGCAAGCGAATCACTTTATGGGAAGCGTCAATGCCCTACTTTGCTGCAAAGGGGCACCGATTCGATTATTGTGAGTTTTGGCCTAGATACTCAATTCATTGGAATAATGATGCCCATGCGTGATAGTGGTGGGGCTGGAGTGCCATCATGGTGCCACAAACCCAGAAAAGCCCCTGAAATTGTCGATCAATCAGTGACTCAAACCGCATAAAACCACAGACTGAAGGGGATTTTGTCCCCTTTGGCCTGGGCTTTGCCTGGGGTTCTTCAACTTTGAAAGGCTTTAATATGAACCGCATCACTGAAAAACAACTTCAATGTGTCGTTGATCGCTTGAACCGCATTACTAAATCACCCGAAAAACCCTATATTGATGGCAAAGCACAAATTGGGAATTACCATTTGAGCCATGCCTATGGTGGAGTTTGCTTACATCGCATGGTCAACGAAAGCGGCGGTGTATCTTCACCATTGTCAACTGGACACATCACAAAAAGAGAATTATTAAATTTAATGCACGCATATATCAGCGGATTAAATGAGGTGACAGCATGACACAATCCCAAGCACTAACCCAAGCCCTTGTTTTGGCCATTATCGCCCCTGATGATGATAAAGCTGCCCAAGCTTCGACCCTTGCCATGCAAATAGCCCAAGGGCTAACCAAAACCCAAGTAAACCGATGCAAAGCCCAAGCATTGAAGATGATAGGGGAAAACCCTTGATATATGCCACATTAGCCCTTTTGCTTCGCATATTGACTAGAAAACGATAACATTAACCACTAACTAAGCCGCCTTCGGGCGGTTTTTCTTTGCCTGTTTTAAGCCCTTGCAAGCCCTACCATGTAGGGTGCATTGGGTTGACCAAAAAAAGCCCCTTAAACGCCGTTTTAAGCCCTTTGCAAAGCCCTTTTGTGGTCAATCATCGTCATGTCCTGGGATAGTGGTGACCAAGCCCACATAACGCAAGTCCATTTCTGGCTCCAGCCCACAATTGTAAAAGTGGCCCGCTTGGTCGATGGCAACCTTCAACCCTTGCGTCATGTTACCGCCGCCGATCAATTCTAGAATGGCCCTTTGTTCTGGGCTTAAATCCAGTTTAAAGTCCGTCTGGGTTCGGTTTGGGTTTATCTTGTTTGCCATTAATTTGCTCACGCCAATAAAGTGCAATTAATAATGCTTCGGCCCTGTTTCCATCTTTCTTTCTGGTCAACTTGGCTTCAGGCCAAAAACTACGGGCTAAATCTAGGCTTTCGTTTTTATCGCTTGTCAGGTGGAAATACTTTTTCCATTTCTGAGGCGTTACCAAATGGAAAGGGTAATTAGTTAATTCAGCGACTGCACTGATAACACCCACAGCCCTGCCAAACTGAAAAGATGATGCAACCCCTTGCCCTGGCATTGAATGCACTGATTCCATGCAAATCTCTGCCCCTTCCCTTGGGTCAATGCACCTTAGAACCATGTTTTTGAATACGAGGGGCAATATATTTTTGTCTTTATGCTCAATCATAAAAGAGTCCAAATAATCGCCATTTGCATCCAATGCACCAACTGCACCACTAACGCTGCCAGGGTCAAGCCCTATCCAGATGGTCATATAGGGCTTTCATGTGGTTCGTCAAATCTGTTGTTATTCCAATCCACAAATGGCTGGAACAACTCTCTAATTCCTTGGCCCTGTGCCATGCCTGTGCTTTCCACCCAGGTTGCTTGGCAAGGTGAACAAGCCATGCTAATGTCTCCTGATACAACCAAGGCTCTGTTGACAAGATACTGCGAGACTGCAAAACCTTGTTTTCGTTGTTCAAGGATTTCATGGGCTTGGGTCTTGTTCATTGTGTCACCATCGATTCTTTGAAACCTTCATAAAAATCACCTCTCTCCATCAAGCGAATGAGAATCTCACCATTTCCGACATTCGCCCTATCCATGATGTAGTCGGTATATTCCATATCAAGCTGATATGTATTCATTGCTTGCTCGAATTGTTCTTCGGTCATGTTACTTTTCCTTTCAACGCATTTCTGATTTGTGCCATGATTTCTGGCGGTGGTGGGCCTGTGTGCTTTTTGTCTTCATCCAGCTTGAGTAAAGCAGGATCACGGCCTTGAATGGGTGCAACAGATACCCTAGCCATGTCGCCAAAGGTGGGCTTTGGTAAAACCCACTCAGCTTTGAAACCTTGCCAATTTCTTACAACTACTTCCTTCAAGGCATCCTCAAGGCTAAACCCAGCCTTGTCAGCTTCCTTTTGGATTCCATCAATCACCAGTTGAGTGACCTGGGCTTTCTTTGACTTTCGATGATTGACGAATTCCTGCCAAACAGATTGTGAAACGCCGTCAGGCGTATCAACGGTTTTAGTCTTTGTTTCTGTTTTAGTTTCGATTACGGTTAAAGGTACATCTGTATGCGGATGCTTTGCACTTGTATGCAACTGTATGCAACTGCCATCCATGTCTGGATACTTGCTTTCTTTTGCCCTTGGGATGTTGTCCCACTTGCACATTTGCAATGTAGTTTTGGCTTCAGTTTGATAAATAAGTATCAGTCCAGAGTCTTTGAGTTCAACCAGCAAGTCCTTGCACTTGTTTATCGTGATTGATTCTTTTACTGGATAGCAGTTCGCCTTAATCATGGCGGGTCTTGCGTCAAAACGACCAAAGTCATCGACTGTTACTAACAGTCTGTAAAACAATGTCTCTGCAAGTGGGGATAATTTGTCGATAGATTCGCTGTCACGAATCCCAGGCTTTAAATACCTAGTAGGCATGGTTTTTCCTTCGCTGTCCTCCACTGAAAGGAAACGAACGGCAGGCGGGGAGGCTCGCTTTTCGATGGAGTAGCTACTCCCCATCTAGCCGGGTTTCCAAACATTTTACTTAAAAACAGTTTGTTGTGCAACTACTTCCATAACAGCAGGTTGTACAGGTGACGATTCGCCCACCAGACATGATGGTGTGAGTCGTACACGATGCCCAAACCATAGTCACTGCCAAACTCAACCAAACCCCAATAATTGCCTTTTTCATGCTTGCTCTCCTTTGTGGTAAAAAAGATTGTCGCCAAAGCGACTTGGATATTTCAGAAAGTCATAGCAACCCCTGCGAAACACATTCCTTCTGAGTTCCTTGCCATCATAGGGTTCTTTAACAGACCCATTCTCAATCCGCATGGCTGCACCACTGATGGCCCGATTCATCTCCATGCGCCCGTACTCAGTCAGATGCCACTTTTCCTGATGGTTGATGACATAGCCAAACCTCTCCAGTTCAGGCAAGTATCTTTGATAGTGGAACGATACAGAGTTGTTGTCTGTGTGGCTGTGGGTCATCTCTAGCATTGTCCTTGGGCCATTAGATAGGCGCTTGAGCAGTGTTCGATGGGTGAGGTTTAAACGCATTTGCTTGTCTCCAAAAACCTCAGTATGATGGGTTTTATAGTTTTATGCACTAGGGAAAACACCTATTCCATGCATCTTTTTTATGTGCGACAGTCCTATCACTGCTATTTGGCAGTGGTCAACAGGAGTTACGAATGCCAACCGATGAAGAAAGATTTAAATACGAGTGCTGGGCGATTGTCCAGGAGTTAGACCCAGAAGACATTGCTGATTCCATTGTGGACAGTGTGGCTCTGGTGGAAGCCATCAAAGCGAATCATGCTGAAGATGTTGCAAGCATTGTGATGAACAGAGTAGAACTCAAGGTGCGCCGCAGGGCTGAACTGCGAGTGTTTGATGTTGTCAAGACACAATGGATTGATGACATTGAAGAACTCCAGCACTATCGCAACCTGCGAATTGAGCGAGTCCAAAAAGCCCTTGATGAGCGCAAGATCATGGAGGCTAAAATGGATGCCCCTTTTCAACAAATGTTTGACGAGTGAGGACAGCATGAAAATGAAATCACGCTTGCAAGACATTATTAAGGAATATACCGATGAGTTATCACATGAGTCCTTTGATTCTTCTGAAGACGGCATTCAGGGCGATAGCATCCTATTTCGAGATTTGGACACCACTTCCCAACTCAGATACATCGCAGAAAAAGAGAAAGAAAATTCCAGCAAGGATGACTTACCCTTCAGTCTCAATCACAGACCCTAGATTTGTATATACGAATCACGCAAACACAGACATTTCTCAAACATTTGAAAAGGCAAAACATGAGCGACTTCAACGACTACAGCACAATGCTGATGGCAATCGAAAACAAGACCAAGGAACTATCCCACAAGTGCCTAAACAGAAACTACGCAGGG